ATGCCGCAGGCAAGGCAGTGGACCGCGATTGCGGACCAGACGATTTGCGAAATGAGGGCAGCGGGGGAAACTTGGTCGGCGATTGGGCGCCGGTTGGGGCTGGCCAGAAGCACTGTGATTGAGCGGGGGCGGCGTTTAAGGGCCTCGGCACCTGTGAAATCACTTATGTTACCAAAGCGTGACGATATGTTGGATGACCCGAACCGGCCGCCTCTGCCGGCGGGGCACCCTTTGACCTGGAGCTTGCTAACGGATGAACCATTCCCGGAAGGAGACGAAGCATGACGGCGGAAGACCTTATCAGCCGATTGGAAGCGGCGGGCGCGACATTGCTGGCTTTACCCTCGCACGGGTATTCGACGCAGCTGCGGACGATGAAATTTGACGTGGTCCACACGGCACTAGAGGCTTATGGTTGGCAGAGCACCATGGTGCGCCCCGCCATGCCAAGTGCGGCTGATATCAGCCGCATGGATGAAGTTTTTGGATGGTTAACAATTATCCCTGAAACGAAATACGTACTGCGGCGGATTCTGGGGGCGCGGGCGCTGGTGCATCCGATTACCGGGCGGCATTTGTTTCCATGGCGGCGGATCGCGACGATGCTGGGGGCGGATCATAAGTCGATCCAGCGCTGGCATACCCAAGGGATTGAACTGGTTTTGCAGGGGATAAACGAGCGGCGTTAATATTTTTACTAACATCATGTTATTTTTCTCTTGCCCACCTGCCCCAGTTTGACGTATACTCCTTGGCATACTGGTTCTACGGCTCACACGGACGGGTTGGTAAATAGATTGATGGCGGCGGGTGGGTTTCTGGAATTCGCCCGCCGGGCCATGGAGGCCAAGGGCCAGATGCCCGCCCGGCACCATGAATTATTGATTGAGCATCTTCAGAGTGTTGCCGATGGGGGTTGCGACCGGCTGATGGTGCAGATGCCGCCAGGATCGGCGAAGTCGACCTATGGGTCGGTGCTGTTTCCGGCGTATTTTCTGGCGGCAAAGCCTAGGGGGCAGGTGATTGCCGCGGCGCATACGGCGTCGCTCGCGAATCATTTCGGACGGCGTGTTAGATCCTCTATTGAGGAAAATGGTGGTTGGCTTGGGGTTGCCATCAGCAAGGACAGCAAGGCGGCGTCGCGCTTCGCCTTGGATGGGGAAGGGGAATATTTCGCTGCCGGGGTGCGCGGGCCGATAACCGGGCGCAGGGCGGATCTGATCGTTATCGACGATCCGGTGAAGTCCTGGGCCGAGGCGGAAAGCCAAACGGCGCGGGATGCGCTGTTCGATTGGTACCGGGGCGAGTTGACCGCGCGGTTGAAGCCGGGCGGGCGGGTCGTGCTGATTATGACCCGGTGGCATGAGGATGATCTGGCGGGAAGGCTGCTGGCGGCCGAGGCTGGGTGGAAATGCCTGCGTCTGCCCGCACTGGCTGAGGTTGGGGATGAGCTGGGCCGCGCGCCGGGGGAGGCGCTGTGGCCGGAATGGCAGGGACGAGAGGATATCGAGCGGCGGCGCCTTGAAGTGGGCGAGCGGGCGTTTGCGGCCATGTATCAGCAGGCGCCGCTACCGCCGGACGCGGCGTTTTTTAACACCGCGCGGGTGCGGATTGTGCCCGAGGCGCCGCCGCTGCGGCAGGTGATACGAGGATGGGATTTGGCTGCGACCCTGGCGGCATCTGGGCGCAGCCCGGACTATACGGTAGGGCTGAAGCTGGGCGTAACGGAGCAGAGCCTGCTGGTGGTGCTGGATGTGGTGCGGCTGCAGGCTGCACCTGCCCAGGTGGAGGCGAAAATTGTGGAGATGGCGCGGCAGGATGGGCCGGGGACAGTGATTGCGCTGCCGCAGGATCCGGGACAGGCGGGGGCGGCGCAGATTGCGATGCTGACGCGCAGTCTGGCCGGATACAAGGTGGTGGCGAGCCCGGAGCGGGATGCCAAGACCATCCGCGCCATGCCGGCGGCCACACAAATGGATGGGGGGAATTTGGCCATGGTGGCCGCCCCCTGGAACGACGCGCTGCTGGCGGAGCTGCGGGCGTTTCCACATGCGGGCAAGGACGATCAGGTTGATGCGCTCTCCCGCGCGGTGAACACGCTGGCAACCACCATGGCAGGGGCGCCGGCGAGGCGGCTGCATCTGCCGCTGATGGCACGGTGAATATCTAACCAAAGAGAACTGCATGTTTGAAACGATTTGCGGCACGATCCAGGCGGATACGAGCCTGCCGGCGCGCGTGGCCAAGCTGGATATTCTGCGCCGTGTGCTGGATGGCACGCTGTATGACAATCTCCCTTACCAGTTCCACGAGGAACGGAACATGGCGGGAGAGTATATTCCGCTGCGGTTGCGCAGGCCCTCGGTGAAGTATGGGCTGTGCCGGGTGGTGGTGGAGGATTCCGTGGCGCTGCTGTTCAGCGCTGGGCATTTTCCGGCTGTGGATGCCGAGGATGCGGCGCTGGTGCGGTGCTTGCAGGATGTTATCGCGGAGTCTCGTCTCAATGAGGTGATGATTGATGCGGCGATCAGGGGTTCGGTTGGTTCGGTGGCGGTGCTGTTCCGCGTGCTGCAGGGGCGGGTGTTTTTCTCGGTGCTGGAGAGCCTGTATCTGACGCCGGTGTGGAGTGCGACCGCTCCTGACACGTTGGCGCAGGTGACGGAGCGCTACAAGGTGAGTGGTGCCGATCTTGTAGAGCAGGGCTATGAGGATATCGACGCGCAGGCGATGTACTGGTTCCAGCGCGCCTGGGATACCGAGGCGGAGACCTGGTATCTGCCCTGGGCGGTGAGCGATCCGCTCGGCGGGCCAGTGAAGGACGAACAGCGCAGCGTGGTGCATGGGCTGGGGTTTGTGCCGGTCGTGTGGATACGCAATCTGCCGGGCGGGGATGGCGTGGACGGGGCGTGTACGTTCCGGGCGGCAATCGATACCAATATCGAGATAGATTACCAGCTGAGCCAAGCAGGGCGGGGGCTGAAATATAGTTCTGATCCGACGCTGCTGATCAAGGAACCGGCGACCAGCGATACGGAGATCGTGAAAGGTGCTGGTAACGCACTGGTGGTTTCCGAGAAGGGAGATGCGAAGTTGTTGGAGATTGGGGGCACGGCGGCGGAGGCGGTGATCTCTTATGTGCGGACGCTGCGGGAGTTCGCACTGGAGAGCGTGCACGGCAACCGGGCCAGTGCGGACAGGCTGACGGTGGCGCAATCCGGCCGGGCGCTGGAGTTGATGAACCAAGGGCTGATCTGGCTCGCGGATAATCTGCGTATCTCCTACGGCGATGGCGGTATTTTGCAGTTGCTGAAAATGGTGGTGCGGGCCTCGCGGAAATTTCCGCTGATGGTGATGGGCAATAGGGTGGTGCCGCTGGATGAGGCGCAGCGGTTGAAGCTGCGCTGGCCGCGCTGGTACCCGCTCTCGGCCGATGACCGGCTGAAGGAGGCGCAGGCGGTTTCGGCGCTGGTGAATGCCGGGCAGCTCTCGCGCGAGACGGCGGTGAAGACCGTGGCCGCCGCGCATGGGATTACGGATGTGGAAGCGGAGTTGGATGCCATTGACCAGGATGCGCAATGACTGATGAAAACGAGAACACCGAGGACTGGCGTGTACGCGCTGAAAGCGCCGAGGCGGCGCTGAGCCAGATGCAGGCACAAATGGCTGCGCGTGTGGCGCAGGCTGAGTTGAAGGCGGAAGCTGTACGGGCGGGGATGATCGACCTTGATGGGTTGAAGCTGATCGATGTGGCGTCGATCCGGTTGAACCAAAATGGCGAGGTTGAGGATGCGGCGAGCCTGCTCGTGCGGATGAAGCGGGAGAAGCCGTGGCTGTTTGGGACGGCGGTGTCGTCCTCGGCTGCGGCGACCCCGCCGAGGCCCGAGCCGCCGCGCTCGCGCCATGCCAATGAGCTGAGCCATGAAGAGTGGCTGAATGCTCGCGCGGCACTGATCCGCCGCCGCTGAGCGCGGCACCAGAATAATCGTTGCAATTTACGTCTTGTGTGCCGGCTGCGGGATGTCCGCTGGCTGGTGATAAGTCATGTTCAAGCAAGGGAATGAATAGAGGATGGGTATTCAGAATTTTCCGGCAGCACTTCAGCCGATCATTCAGCAGGGTTTTCTGGAGCGTGAGTTTGAGACGGCGCTGAAATCGCGTCTGGGTTATCGACTGATTGCTGATCGCGAGGAATTTGCTGTAGGCATTGGTGAGACGCTGACCAAGACCCGCGCTGGTTTGAAGCCGAGTGTCACCATTCCGCTGGCCGCCGCGAACAATACCAATCTGGATAATGGTCTGACCTCCACCAACTGGGGCGTGGAGCAGTACACCATTTCGCTGAACTTCTATGCCGCGACGCAGGATCTGAACATGGTGACCAGCCGCGTGGGCATTGCCTCGCAGTTTTTGCAAAATGCCGCGATTAACGGTGAGCAGGCCGCGCGCAGCCTGGATGAGCTGGCCCGCAATGCGTTGTTTGCTCCGTATTTCGGCGGCAATACTCGTGTGAATACCACGATTTCCAGCGCTGGTGCGGCGGTTTCGGTTGACGATATCCGTGGTTTTCAGACGGTGTTTGTGAATGGGGTGCAGCAGGCTGTATCCTCCACTAATCCGCTGACCGTGACTGTGGGCTCGAACCTGTATGACGTTGTGGGCGTGACCCTGGATGCAACCAATGTGTCCACCGCGCCAAATGGTATCTCGGGCCAGCTTCTGTTCTCGGGCAATGTGACCGTGGCCGACGGCACTGCTGGCAATGCCGTGCAGGCCGCTACGGCCAGCGCCATTGTGCGCCCCGCGCAGCGCAATACCACCGCCGCGCTACAGGCCACCGATACGCTGAGCATGGCGAACCTGCTTGATGCCGTGGCGCTGCTGCGCCGTAATGCCGTGCCACTCGTGGATGGGCTGTATAATTGTTATCTTGATCCTGTCTCGGCCCGGCAACTTTTCTCCGACCCGGATTTCAAGCAGCTTTTCCAGGGTAGCACTGCGGCGAACCCGGTGTTCCGCCAGGGCATGGTGAGCGACTTCCTTGGTCTGCGCTTTATCACCACCACCGAGGCTTATGTGCAGAGCCATCCTGGCATCACGGGGCTGTATGTGCGCCGTCCTATTGTATGCGGCCAGGGAGCGCTGATCGAGGGCGATTTCGCTGGTATGGATTCGAGCGATGTGGCGCCAAGGGACAGCCTGGTGCAGGTGATCGACGGTGTGGCCATGGTGACGCGCGAGCCGATCGACCGGCTGCAGCAGATTATCGCGCAGAGCTGGTATTGGATTGGCGGGTTCTGCGCGCCCTCGGACACCACAACCACGCCCAATACCGTGCCGACGGCGACCAACGCGAATTACAAGCGCGCCGTGATGATCGAGCATATCGGTTAAGGAGGGGCGCGCATGTCGACTGGTGCTAACCAGCCTTTTCGACCGGCGGGGACGGTGGCGGCTTCGGCCTCCACCACCGTTGCCAATGTGGCGCTGGCGGGCGGCGGTGCTGCCGTGCTGGTGTACAACTCCTCCGCCACCACCGCGTTCTTCCGCCTTGGCGCTGCGACGGGCCTGACCGCCACCACCTCTGACACCCCGGTACCGCCCGGAGCAAGGATGCTGGTGGATGCGGGGCCGTTTGTACGCAATGCCGCCGTGGTGCTGAGCGCCGGGACCGGCACTGTGTACTTTACCCTTGGCGACGGGGATACGTACTGAATGTCCGGCTCCATGGTGAGCGGATTCAGTGATGGTCAGAAGGTGCAGGTCCGCCGATATTGCGGGTATCCGGCCTATGGCGCCGGAGCGGAGGGGTTTAGCTCTTGGCGGTTCTTCCAGGCCTATGGGACGCTGGAATACCGGCTGAATAATCTGGCTCCGGCGGAGGTGGCCGTGACGTTGCAATATGTCTCCACGTTGGAGACGATTGAGGCGGCGATTCCACGGATCTCGGAAAACCTGGACACCGAGAGTGCCGCGGCGTGGACGCATAACGCCGATGAGCTGAAGGACCGCGAGGCGCTGTTCGACAGTTGGCGGCGGCGGTTGTGCGGGTTTCTGGGAGTGCCGCCGGGCCCGGCCTTGGGCCAGGCCGGGGTGGCGCTGGTGGTGTGAGCATGGATGGGGTGAAGCTGGCCGACCGTCTGGCCTATGGGGCGGGGTGTGCCGCGCGGCGCGTGGGCTTTGTGCATGACGCGTTCCGCCCCGATGGGCCGGAGGCGCCACTTGAGCCGGCCAAGCGCTTTTTGCGCTTGAGTGTGGCTTATGCGCTGCTCGGTGGTTCTATGACCGCGCCAAGCGGCTTTGCGGAACCGTTCCGGCAGGCCTGGGCGGATTGGAGCTATCTCCGGCCTGGTGATTATCTGGCTGGGCCGGAGGGGGTGGCGTTTGTGGCGGTGGTAGAGCCGCCTAAGCCGATGCTGGTGGTGATGACTAATGCCGTTGTCACGCTGGCGCGGACATCCGCGCCGGTACTGGCGGGATTAAATCCTTATGGTGCATCGATACGCACGACCGAGACCGTTCTGGTGCGGGGGTTTCCGGCCAGTCTGCTGGTGGGCGGGAGCGCTGACCGTGCCAAGACCGGGTTGCCAGACGATGCAAGGTTGCCGGGTTTTACCGCCATGCTGCCGGTTGTTGCTGGCGTGCAGCCGAGTGTTGACGATGTGTTGATGGATGAGACGGGCGGGCGCTTCGTGCTGACGGCGGTTGAGACTGTTGGTGCGGTGTGGCGGCTGTCTCTGGTGCAGGCGGTAAGCTGATGGCTGATCAGGCGGATGTGGAAAATGCGCTGGCAGCACTTGTGGCGAATGCGATTTATCCGAATGGGACGGGGGCGGCCAGTGTAACCGGGCAGGTGTGCAAGGTGTACCGGGGGTATCCGAACCCGTCGGCATTGGATGCGGATCTTGCTGCTGGGATCGTGCATGTTTCGGTGATGGCTGGTGATAGGCTGGTGCGGAATGTGACGCGGTATCCGCGCCAATGGCAGGTGGTGAAGCCGGTGAGCCAGGTGCTGAGTGTGATGGTGCAGGGAGTGTCCGCCACGTTCTCAGGCACATGTGCGGTGGGGCAGCTTGCCGGTGTGCTGGTGAATGAGCAGACGTTCTCCTACGCGGTGCAGGCGAGCGACAGCCCGGCGACAGTGGCGAGCAATCTGGCGGCGATGATCCGCGCCGCAGGATGGATTGTGAACTATGCGGGGGCTGGATTGACCGTGCCGGGGGCGGATCGGTTCGCCGCGCGGGTGGTGGCCGGGGGCGGGGCGTTGCAGGAAATCCGGCGCCAGGTGCAGGACTTTAAGGTGACAATGTGGTGCCCGAGTCCGATGGTGCGGGATGAGATTGCGCCTGTCATTGATGAGGCTTTGACGGCGGTGAAATTTATGCCGCTGGCAGATGGCTCAGCCGGGCACATGGTTTTTGCCGGAACCGCCACGCAGGATGGTGGTGCGGAGACAAGCCTGTTCCGGCGTGAGCTGGTTTGGGCGGTGGAGTATCCGACCACGCTGGCGCAGATGGCGCCAGCGATGTTGTTCGGGACGGTGACAGCGATGGCCGATGCGGTGGTACTCGGCGATTTTCAGAGTTGAGGAAAAACATGACATTTCATTTGGTGGTGCTGAAGCCGTTTGACGGTTACCAGCGGGGTGAGCTGATTACCAATACGGCGACGGTGGAGAAGATTCTTGCCGGGTCGCAGGCGAGTTTCGTTGTGCGCGTGATGGCGAAGGAGGGCTGAGCCATGCCGATTGTGCAGCAAGGGGCACTGAATACCACAGCGCTGATTGTTCCTGATCTTTATGTGCAGATCGTGCCGCCGCAGTCGCTGCTGTTGAATGGTGTGCAGACCGATGTCGTCGGTGTGGTCGGTACGGCAAGCTGGGGGCCGGTAGGTGAGCCGACCATCATTGGCAGCATGAGCGATTATGCAACGAGCTTCGGCCCCATTGCGGCGCGAAAATACGATATGGGCACGCAGGTGGCGGCTGCGGTGCAGCAAGGGGCTGGGAATTTCCGTTGCGTTCGGGTGACGGATGGGACCGATACCGCAGCTTCGCTGAGCGTGCTGGGGGCGATCACCTTTACGGCTATGTATACCGGCAGCATGGGAAACCAGCTGCAGCTGACAGTCTCGCCCGGTTCGGCCGCGAGCAGCTGGCGCCTGACCATTGCCATGCCTAGATTGAGCCCGGAGGTTTTTGACAACATCACTGGCACGGGCCTCGCCTTCTGGAAAAATCTGGCCAACGCCGTGAATAATGGTAATAGCGCGCTGCGCGGACCGTCGCAGCTGGTGGTGGCGACGACACTGGGTGGTGCTGCAACCCCGCTGACGGGGGTGTTCCAGTTCGCTGCGGGTAATCCGGGCCTGGATGGTGCGACAGGTGTGAATGCCGCGATGCTGGTGGGCAGTGACACTTTGCCGCGCCAGGGTATGTATGCGCTGCGGGGGCAGGGGTGTGCCATTGGCCTGCTGGCGGACGCTGATGATTCGACGCAGTGGAGCGTACAGGCGGCGTTTGGCCTGAGCGAGAGCGTCTATATGATCCTGACCGGCCCGGCGGGCGATAATATCGTGAATGCCGTGACGATGAAGGCGGAAGCCGGGGTCGACTGCTATGCGGCCAAGCTGATGTTCGGCGATTGGGTGTACTGGTACGACCAAGCCAATGCGATGACGCGCCTTGTCTCGCCACAGGGTTTTGTGGCTGGGCGTTTGGCGAATCTCTCGCCGGAGCAGTCCTCGCTGAACAAGCCTCTTTATGGCGTGATCGGCACGCAGAAATCCGGTCAGCCGGGGGGAAGAACGGCGACGACTTATTCCAGCGCCGATCTTGGCGTTTTGCTAGGGGCCGGGATCGACGTGATCGCCAATCCGCAGCCTGGTGGCAACTATTGGGGCGTGCGCGGGGGGCATAATTCATCGTCCAACGCGACGGTGAATGGCGATAACTATACGCGCTTGACCAACTATATCTCCATCACGCTGGCGGCGGGTATGGGGGTGTATGTTGGACAAGTGGTCAATGACACATTGTTCCAGAATATCCGCTCCACGCTTATGGCATTCCTGAATGGCCTGCTCTCGCAAGGTTTGCTGGGCAGCACTGATGGCAGCCCGCCGTTTGCGGTGGTGTGCGATACTAGTAACAATCCCGCCAGCCGCACGGCGCTGGGATATGTACAGGCGGATGTGCAGGTGCGCTACCAGGCGATCAACGAAAAATTCATCGTGAATGTTCAGGGCGGGCAGACGGTGCAGGTGAGCGTGCAAACCGTTTCCACCACCAACTGAGTGAGGATGCAGAAAGATGCCGTATAATACTTTCACGGTTGGAAGAGATTGCCAGCTGGTGGTGATGGGGCCGTTCGGGCGTGTTGATCTTGCACATGTCACCGGCTTCGAGGCGCAGCAGATTACCGCAGCGGTGCGCGTGGACAGGCTGGATGGCGTGCAACTCGGCGCGGAACTGCCGAAAGGATGGAGTGGCAGCTTTACTCTGGATCGTGGCTCATCGGCGGTGGATGATTTTATCGCCAAAATTGAGCAGGCCTACCTCTCTGGCAAGACCATCCAGGGTGGCACACTGTACCAGTATGTTAACGAAACCGATGGGTCTGTCTCGACCTATCAGTTCAGCGGTGTGGTATTCAAGCTGGCCTCGGCGGGAGTTTATCGCGGTGATGCGGCTGTGATGCAGAAACTCGACTTTTTTGCGTCTACCCGGAAGCGTGTTTGATGAATGACGTTGTTTCCGACCGGGCTGGACGGCGGATAGAACTGCGGCGAGTGGGCGTGGTGGAGCAACTCAGGTTGTTCAAGGCGTTGGGGCCGGAACTTTCGGAAAATAGGGCCTATTTTGGCCTTGCCAAACTCGCTGCGTCTATCGCGATGATCGACGATGTGCCGGTGCCGTTCCCCGCTAATGAGGCAGGGATTGAGGCCGTTCTGGAACGGCTCGGCGATGATGGGGTGGAGGCGGTGGGGGCGTATCTTACCGCTGATACTGGACGAGATACTCTGGGCGAAGCGGGAAACTGAGCCGGCACCCCGGGCTGATGGATTGTCTATATCTTGTCAGCTGCGGGGTGCCGTATGAGGTGGCATTTGGCCTCGATGAGGCCGAACGCATCGCCCATGTGGTGGTGTTCGGGACAATGTCCGGTTTGAGTTTCGATTGGCAGACTCTGCGTTGGAATGAAGACTGATATAATGATGATGGTGATACGATGGGCAAGGTAACGCTGACTCTGGGAGGTGTTGCCTTTCAGGATATGGAGGTGCCGGAGGCGATTAGCTTCGGAGGGCGGCAGCGTGTTGCGGTGCAGGAGCTCATCGGCGGTGGCCGCGCTGTGCAGGCGTTGGGTGTTGATGAGGGCATCATCACATTCTCAGGCATTTTCTCTGGCTCTGATGCTGCCGTAAGAGCGCAGCTTCTGGATGCAGCAAGGACAACTGGGGCTGCTCTGCCGCTGATGTGGGATAGCTTTTACTATCTGGTGATTATCGAACAGTTTGCGGCTGAATATCGAAAGCCGAATCTCATTCCGTTTGAAATCGCTTGTATCGTTGTTGATAATGTGGCGAGTGCCGTGGTTGCACCGCTGGCATCGCTGGTAGGATCTGATTTAGCTGTTGCGGAAAATCTTGGCGTTCAGGCGGGAATTTCCATGCTCGGATTGGGACTTGGCTCAGCGGTGGGTTACGAGGCGGCGCGAGGGCAGGTTGATGCTGTTATGACGTCGTCTGGTGCGGCAGTGCGTAATGCGGGCACGGCATTGGACACGGTGGCTGATGCCGGCGCCGGAGCAGGAATTTTGAATGGATTAAGTGCTGGGACGGCTCAATTGGCAGCAGCGGCGAATATGCGTGGATATCTGAACCGTGCCGCCGTGAATTTGGGGATGGCGTAGGTATGACGAACAGGATTGTGGTGGTGGCGGGCGGAAATTTGTTTGTGTTGGCGGCAAAGTATCTAAGCGATGCGACGCAGTGGATCAGGATTGCGCAAGTGAATAAGCTGTCTGATCCGGTGCTGAGCGGCGTTACGACGCTGCTGATTCCGCCCGTTGACACCATGGCGGGAGGCGGCATTGCCAGCTGAAGCGCCGCAGATTCGCTTGAGCATCGGCGGTATGCAGGTAGAGGGGGTCGTGGCCCTGGAAGTTGAGTCGGTTGGCTATTTTGCTGCGGACAGATTCAATGTGGCCTGCGCGCTTTCCGGGAGGGCTGGCTATTTTGCCGCGTTGGGCAAGCAAGATGTGACGATCGAGGTGGCAGCCGATGGTGTGGGTTATGCCACGTTACTCGTTGGCCAACTAGATAACGTGCGAGTCGATTTGGGGTGCAATGAGGTTGTACTGGCAGGCCGGGATCTAGCAGCACGGTTGATTGATGCTGAAATAGCCGAGACTTTTGCAAACCAAACAGCTAGCCAGATTGCGTTGACATTGGCTGGACGGCGTGGGTTGACGCCGAATGTAGCGGTGACATCCACGCAGGTTGGACAGTATTACGAACTGGACCACGCGCGCAGTGCGCTGGCTACTCATGCACGGTCTGTCACAGAGTGGAGTTTGTTGACGCAGTTGGCGCAGGCCGAGGGTTTTGCGCTATGGGTGAGCGGCGAGAGGCTGAATTTTGGACCGTGGCCTCAGATGACGTCGATGCCAGTGGCACCAGAAAATTTTTTGACGTTGACGTTTGATATGATCAATGTGTTGCCAGCGGCTGTAACGGTAAAATCCTGGAATACGCGCAATAAGGCCGTGGTTTCACAAAGTCGCGGCAACGGCGTGGGGACGACACTGGTTCGTCCGAACTTGACGGCGGCGCAGGCACGGAGTTTAGCCACTTCGCAATTGACGGCATTGGGGCAGCATGGGGTGATGATGAATGCTACCATGCCGGGAGATACAATGCTGCGTCCAGGAATGACGCTGGTGATGGCGGGGACGGATTCAGCGTTGGATCAGAGCTATGCGGTGTTGACCGTGACGCGACGTTTGAGCGCACGCCGGGGATTTGAGCAAAATGTGACGGCTTATGCCATGAATTAGGAAAATAAATGGACCAGTTCTGGAACATGGTGAAGGCCAGTGCCGCGGGGCTGGATGGCCAAGGCGGTGTTGCGCGGTTTGGATTGGTTTCAAGCTTTGATCCCAATGCCTATGCAGTACGGGTTCTAATACAGCCGGAGAATGTTTTGACTGGGTGGCTGCCGATTGTCTCTCCCTGGGTTGGGGCGGGCTGGGGTATGGCGGCGCCGCTGACTCCGGGTGCCCAGGTGCTGGTTCTGGCGCAGGAAGGCGATGCGGAACATGGCGTTGTGCTGGGGGCGGTATGGTCGGCCGTGGATACACCGATGCCAGCGCCTGCAGGGGAGATGTGGTTAAGGCACCAGACTGGGAGCTTTGTAAAGCTGCTCAATGACGGAACCATTGGTGTACAGGCGAGCATGGTGAAGATTACCGGCGATCTTGTCGTGACGGGAGATATATCTGACCAAAATGGCACGCAGGGCACGTTGGCAACGCTGCGCAATACCTATGATCAGCATCAGCACGTCGACTCGAAGGGTGGAACCACGAGCGTGCCGTCGGAGATTGTATAATGGCGGATTTGGCCTTGCAGTTTGGTGGTGATCTGGCCATTGGTCCGACTGGTGATCTGCTGCTGAGCGAGGGAACCACGTTGACACAGCAGCGCGTACTCCGGCGGCTTTTAACGAATCCTCTAGATTATATATGGCAACTTAATTACGGTGCGGGGCTTGGTAAGTATGTCGGCCAGCCGGGAGCACCGGCGGCGATAGCTGGCATGGCCAGGACGCAGATTCTTCTGGAGGCCGCCGTGGTGGCATCGCCAGCGCCAATTGTTGGCGTGATGGCACAAACAGATGGGACAGTGAATTTGTCGCTCAGCTACACGGATGCGGCGGCAGGCGAGACTTCGGCGCTCACGTTTTCGCTTTAGGAAATCATGAAATTATCGCTTCAGAATTTCTCCGCGCTTGTGGAGGGAATGGCGGCTGCCGTGCAGGGCGCGGCGGCGAGTCTATTGGATTTGACTGTGGGGTCTGTACTGCGCGCGATATTGGAGGCGAATGCCTCGGTCGCGCTGTGGTTGCAATGGCTGATCGTACAGGTGCTGGCAACGACCAGACTGGCGACCAGTACAGGAGATGATTGTGATAGCTTTGGTGCGGATTTTGGCTTTAGCCGCTTGCCGGCGGTTGCCGCCAGTGGGCAGGTGATGTTCTCACGTTTTACGCCAAGCGTGGCGGCGCTGGTGCCGGTGGGAACGGAAGTTTCGGTTACGGGCAATGTGCAGAGTTTTGTGGTGGTGACGGATGTGAGCAATCCGGCCTTCAGCTCTGCAAGCAATGGTTATGTTCTGGCGCCGGGGATTGCGAGTGTGGCCGCAGCAGTCGCGGCGGTTGTTCCGGGTAGTATAGGTAATGTGCAGCCGGGTACGATCGCCGTGCTTGGTTCGGCGATTGCCGGCGTGGACACGGTGACGAATCCGCTGGCGCTGACGGGGGGCATGGATGCGGAGAGCGATCCGGCATTTCGGGCGAGGTTTGGGAATTATCTGGCGAGTCTGAGCCGGGCGACGGCGCTGGCGATTGGCAGTGCTATCGCGGCTATTCAGCAAGGACTGAGCTACACGATTACCGAAAACATGAGTCAGGCTGGGACCGTGCAGATGGGGCATTTTGTGGTGACGGTTGATGATGGCACCGGTGCTCCTTCCATAAACCTCTTGTCCACGGTGCAGCAGGCTGTGGATGCGGTACGGCCGGTCGGTACTAGCTTTGCAGTGCAAGGCCCGGTGGTGGAGGCGGCGAATGTGGCGGTGACGCTGGTGACATCGAGCCAGGCAGTCCATGCCAGGGCGGTGGCCAGTGTTGCGGCGGCGATTGAGGCCTATATCGCTGGTTTGCCGGTGGGGGCAACGCTGAGCTACACGAGGCTGGCACAGCTGATCTATGATGCCTCTGGTGCTGTGACTAACATCGCCACGCTGGTGCTGAATGGTGGCGCGATGGACTTGGTACCGCCGCTGTTTGGTGTGATTCGCGCTGGTACTGTGACGGTTTCCTGATATGATCGGAGATAGCAATGATATGCTGCTCCGTTTGAAGCAGGTTCTGCCTGGGCGGTGGTTCGCGGATAGCTCGCCGGTGCTGGATGCGCTGCTTGGTGGTTTGGCGGCAGCGTGGAGCGGGTTGTACACGTTATTAGACCAAGTGAAGGCGCAGGTTCGCCTGGCAACGGCTAGCGGTGTGTTTCTGGACATCGCGGCGCAGGATTTCTTCGGTGGCAAATTAACCCGCCGTGTTGGCGAGGCGGATGGTGCCTATGGCAGCCGGTTGCGTGCAAATTTGGTGGCGCCACGAGCGACGCGGGTAGGATTGATACAAGCGCTGCAAACCCTTACCGGACGTGCCCCGAAGATTTTTGAGCCATTGAATGCGGCGGATACAGGTGGGTACAATGTGAATCTCGGCTACAACAGCGCCGGGGGATATGGCAGCATGAGCCTGCCGTATCAGTTCTTTGTGACCGCGTACCGGCCGAATGATCTGCCGATCAGTAATGCCGGCGGTTACAATGATGGCCCTGGCGGATATGGCACAGGGCTGCTTGCCTACGCCACAACCGAGGAATTCGCCGGGAATATCGGCGACGATGAAATCTACGCCAGCGTCGCGGCGGTGATTCCCGCTTCGTGCGTTGCTTGGACGAATATTTCCAACTGAGGATTGTTTATGGATCGCAATATTGTTTATCCCGGGAGCATCCCGCTGGATACGGATATCCTATACCCGAATCGTAATGCAATGATCGGCATCGCGGCACTGACCGCCGCGACACTGGGCAACAATACCATGGTGGATGGGCTGGCTTGCACGCCGACCTCTCCAGCCTCGCTGACCGTGGTGGTCGGGCCGGGTAGTATCACACAGCTCTCGGCGCTGGATGCTACCGCTTATGGTTCGCTTGCGGCTGATGTGGCCGATCAGATCGTGAAAACCGGTATTAATCTGCAGGCGACGAACTTTACGTTTTCGGCACCGGCGAGTTCTGGGCAGTCCATCAACTACCTGATCGAGGCTGCGTTTTCCGAGACCGATACGAATGCCGTCGTATTGCCTTATGTGAATGCGGCGAATCCGAGCCAGCCTTATTCTGGCCCGAATAATGCGGGGACCGCGCAGAATACCCAGCGCGTGCAGCGCGTGCAGCTGCAGGCGAAGCCGGGGGCGGCGGCGGCGGCGGGCATGCAGACCACGCCGGCGGTGGATAGCGGTTGGGTGGGGTTGTATGTGGTGACCGTGAATTACGGTCAGACCGCGATCACGGCCGCGAATATTGCGACACTACCTGGCGCGCCATTCCTCGCCTACAAACTTCCTAGCCTGCGCCCAGGGTTTTCTTCGATGCAGGTCTTCACGCAGTCTGACAACTTCATTGTACCGAATGGTGTGAGCACGGTGAAGGTGACTGTGGTCGGCGGCGGCGGTTCCGGCGGTTACCACAGCACCATGCCGAGCGGTGGAGGTGGCGCGGGTGGCCGCGCGAAAGGCATCATTACCGGTTTGATGCCGGGCCAGGTGATTCCGGTGACGGTGGGTGCCGGTGGTGCAGCGCTGACTAGTGCGCAGAATGGCAATAGTGGCAGCGCCTCCAGCTTTGGCAGCTACATGTCGGCCAATGGCGGTGCGGGCGGTATGGGGGGCACAGCCGCTAATTTTTCCAATGCAGGTGGTGTTGGCGGAAACGCATCGGGTGGGCAGGTGAATATGACCGGTTCGTACGGCTCGGATTCGATTACCGCTGGATGCCGTGGTGGCGATGGCGGTGGTCCGGGCAATGGGCGTGGTGCCAGCGGCCCGATGGTGGGCATGAGTGCGGGTGGTTATGGTGGCGGCGGTGGCGGCGGCGGCATGACTACCAGTGGCAGCGCCGTGGGTTCGCCTGGTGGTGCAGGTGGTGCTGGGCTTGTGATCGTGGAATATTAAGGGGAGCGCTTGATGCCGACAGTTGCAAGCCATTTATGGCGCCCCTCCAGTGCGCGTTATGTGCAGATCGAGGGGTTTGTGCCGACGCCGCGCGGTGCCGTGGCCACGCCACCGCAGGCGCTAGCTTGGCCGGTGAAAGATCCCGGCGACACGCTGGACTATGTTTTCGATATTGCCCCGGCGCTGACGGCAAATCCAGGTGATACCATCGCTACGCTGGATGTGACGGTAAGCCCGGATAATGCCGGTGATGTCACTCTGGTTTCGGCCTCGGCAGATGGCGCCAGGGCGGTGCTGTGGCTGAGCGGCGGTCAGGCGGGAATCACATATACGGTGACGGTGAATGTGACGACGGCGGGCGGGCGGGCACTGGTGCGCAGCCTCTCGTTGCCGGTACTCGCACTTTCCACGGTGCCGTCGCCGGCCAATGCGCTGGAAACGCCGTCCGGCGACGCGCTCACCGGGCCGAATGGCACGCCGCTGACCACAAGCTGAAGGATTTCCATGACTACGATTGGGCAATTGCCGCCGGCGGCCTCGGTCTCCGACAGCGACGAGATTGCGATTTTTCAGAATGGCCAGACCCTGGCGGCGACGCGCGCGCAGATTTTGGCGGGAACGCAGGCTGCGTTGACACTGCCGGCGAATACGCTGCTGGGCAATGGCTCTTCCGGCACCGCAGCGCCGGGTGCGATCAGCATCGGTGCGAATCTTGCCGTTTCTGGCAATACGTTATCAGCCACCGCAGCGCCGTTTGTAATCCCCTCGCTCACTACGGGGGGCGTGCCGGGAGTTGCGGACACCGTGCCGCTGGGGCAGGGTGGGGCAAATGTTGGCGTGCCGTACGCCACTTTCATGTCGGGGATGGGTAATGTCTCCGGCCTGCCGGGTGGGGCGCTGACAGCAACCGCAAGCGGCGCGACCACGGTGCGGACAGTCGCGGCTCTGGCGGCTAATGCTGTGTCGATCGAGGATTTTGGCGCCAAGGGCGATGGCGTGACCGATGACGGCGCGGCGTTGTTGGCGGCGATTGCCAGCGGGATGCCGGTGCGCTTTGGCGCTAAGACCTATGCCATCGCGGGTGAATGCGACATTACCGGTACCGCCTGCACGCTGCTGGGCGTGCCGGGGTTGACCGTGCTGACGCGTCCGGGGCAGACGAAGATCGGCACGTCGGCAATAGCTGCGTGGATCAGCGTGTCGGCAGCCACGTTCTATGCCGATGGTATCATTTTTGACGGCAACAGTTCCATCACCACCGATACGATGGGTGTAGCTGTACAGGCGGGTTGCACGAAATCTCTGATCACGCGCTGCCTGTTCCGCAACATGAAGGGGTCGAATAATGGCAGCGGTCTGACGTATCTGGCGAGTGATCCGACCCTCACGCAGCATCATGTCGATAATTGTGAGTTTACCGCTAACGCTCAGCACGGGTTGTATGCCAACGCGTTGGATGCGCTGAGTGTGACCAATTGCCGAGCGCATGATAATGCTGTGAATGGTATCTATGTGGACAGCATGGATCCGACCTTCACCTTGAAGATCCGGGCGCTGCATATCATCAGCAATACATGTTGGAATAATAATTGCGGTATCATCGTCGGCAATTTCATCGTCAATAATCTCTGGTCTTCCCCGCTGGTTTACGGCAATGCGAATCCTGACGTGCTGGGGGCAGTGATTGCCAGCAATAATTGCTATTCGAACCTGCGCTACGGTATTTATATTTCAGGTCGTAATATTCTTGTCTCGGGCAATTTGTGCACTAATAACAGCTCCATTGCGCTGAGCGGCGCGGGGATTCTGTGCGATACCGGGTATTGCAAGATTACTGGCAACATGATCACCGGTAATTCTGCTTTTGGCATCGATTGCGGCGGTTCGATTTATACCGAGGTTGATAATAACTACATCAATGGCGCGCTGATCGGGCTGAATATTGGCGGTGGGCAGTATTGCACAGCCCGCGCGAATTTTATTCAGGATTGCACAGCCGTTGGTATCGCGGTGCAGAATGTTGAGGCGGATGGATCCGGGGATACTTTCAATCTGGCTTGCACGGGTTTGTCGATCATCGGCAACTGGATCACCTACGCGGGCAGTGTTGCGCCCATTGAGGTTCGCGATGCGGCGCAGAATGTGCTGATCGAAGAGAATGTCATTTACGGCAAGCCTGGTGCCAACATGACCACGACGATGTCGATCTATACGGATACGGCGATTATTCGGCGAAATACCCTCAATTTCACCACTCGGTGGGCGGTGAATCCGGCGGCGGTGAATGGCGTGTATACGTTGACCGTGCCGGATATTGCTGATGCGGTAACGATCTCACAGTCCACTGCGCCGATTGCCAGCATCGTGACGCTGCAAGGTGCGAAGATGGCGGGGCAGGTCACTTTTGCGAAGGTGACGAATGGCGGCTCTGGCTATACCAGCGCGACCGTCAGTTTCTCGGGTACCGGTACGGGGGCGGCGGGCAAGGTTTGGCTGTCCGGTGGTGTGGTGATCGGTATTCAGATGACCAATTTTGGTTCTGGCTATGGAGCGGGTACGACGGCGACGATTTCCGGTAATGGCGCCGGGGCTACCGTTACCGTGCAGGTTGGGCTGCCGGTTTGGAAGAACAAGGAACTGGCCATTGACTGTACCGCGGCGGTGACGTTCGCAACCGCGGGGTCCTCGCCAACGCAGAGCAACTGGACTGGAGCGCCGATTACCGTGCCGGCGGGGGCAACGATCGATTGGATCGGCACCGGTAGCGGCTGGCGCGCGGCACGCTTTACACAAAACGATTATGTGTCGCCCAATGGCGATGGCAGCCTGACGCTGAAAACACAGTCGGGAGATATGTCGCTGCATCCCGCGGGAAGTGGTGTGGTGCGGATTATCTCTGATACGGAATCGACCGGGGCGGTGGAATTGATCGGGCGGGGTTCACCGCTGAACGTGGTTACGGCGCCCGCAGGTTCGACCTTCAGGAATCTAAATGGTGGTGTGGGCAGCACGTTCTGGGTGAAGCAGTCGGGGACTGATTCGGCCAATTGGGTGGCTGTGGCCTGAGAGGCCGACGGAAACAATAGAGAACATAAGGTTGTTTTGAATGACAACGATTGCGCAACTGCCAGCCGCGTCTTCGGTTGGCGGCAGTGATCTGCTGCCGCTTTCACAGGCCGGGCAGGTTTATTCGGTGAGTGTATCGCAGCTTACGGCAGGGCTGCAGACGCAGATCGCTGTGCCGAGCGGTGAGCTGCTGGGGCGGCACAGCATTGGCGCCGGAGCGCCGGAGAGCGTGGCTCTGGGCGTTGGCTTGGCCGTGGCCGAGGGCAGTTTGGCCGCGAATGGCGGGGATCATGCAGGGTTTCCGGTGCAGACCGCGATGACCCTTTCCGATGAGGTGGTGATCAACACGGGCGGTGCGCCCGGGTTGTTACCCGTGACCGCGCTGCGTGGGTTGTTCTCGGCGGGTGAGGGGGTGGCGATCAGTGCCGATGGTGTGATCGGGGTGACGGTTTCCGCCATGGCTGGCCCTGCGGGGCCGCAGGGGCCGGCAGGGCCGCAAGGGCCGGAGGGTGCCATCGGCCCTGCTGGAACTGGCTTGTCCGGTCCAGTGGCGAATAATTCCGCGAGCGCGGTTGGTACTTCTGACTATGTGGCGCTGTGGCAGAACGGTGCGTTGGCCTGGATGCCTTATGGCCAGTTTCTCGGCGGGCAGACGATTGACGAGTTACCTGCCGCAGGTCCAGTCGCAGATAGCGACGAACTGCTGGTGGCACAGAACGGAAATACGCTCAGTGTGCAGAGTTTTGGTGCGATATGGAACTATGTGCAGAGCAAGCTGCCCAGCGTGAAGCCACAGGTGGTGGAGCTGACGGCGAATACCGTGCTGGACGTAACAGACCACAACAACCGCGTGCTCGTGGCCAGCGCGCCGATTACGCTGAGTGCGAATTTTACCAATATGGGGGCTGGATTTTCCTGCACCGTGATCAACCTGGCGGCGGGGCCGGTGATCATGGGGACTGGGATTAGCTCTGGCTCCGGCTCCACGACCTTGCCGCCCGGTACGGCGACGGAGCTGCTGGGATTGAGCTATTCAGGCGGTTCTCTGGTGTGGTGGAGCGGCGTGGTGCCAAATGCGCCGACGATTACCGTGGGGATGATTAGTCCGCCGGTGTTGAACGCCTCGTTCACCGTGAGCGGTGGTATCTTTAACGATGCACCGACGGCGCTGGATTATTCAACCGATGGTGGCAATACCTGGGTGGCTGTGGCGAGTCCGGTGATCACGGCCAATGCCTACAGCTTTACCGCTGCAGGGCTTGCTGCCGGGACCTATGCGCTGCGCGTGCGTGACCACAACAATCAGGCGATTGTTGGTGTGTCCAACAGTTTTGCCGTTGCGGCGCCGACGATTACGCTGGGCAGCCTGCCGGTGGGAGCGATGGTGAACAGCGTGATCGCGCTGGCTGGTACCGTGGTGCCGGCGAATAGTGCGGTGCAGGTTGGTCTCTCCGCTAATGCCGCCACGGTACCTGCGGCTTGGGTGAACGCGGTGACCAATAATGGTGAGTGGACTGCAAGCCTGACGCCGACGGTTGCGGGTACATACTATGTTTGGGCGCAGCAGGAGGCGGATCCTGCGGTGCAGGTGGTATCGGCGGCCGTGAACGTGGTGTCGGCGGCGTTGAGCGTGAGCGCCCCCGCAACCGGTATGGCCGGGATCGCGCTGGCGGTGACGGGCAGTGTGACGCCGGCGGCGGATGCGGTGAATGTGCAACTCTCGGCACAGAATACCACGGCGCCGAATTCAGGCTGGACGGCAACGACGAATGCGAACGGCAGTTTCTCGGCATCGCTGACGCCATCGGTGGCGGGAACCTATTATGTGTGGGCGCAGGACCCCGCCAGTGGTCTTACCGCCGTTTCCGCCGCGATTACCGTGGCGGCTGCACCCAGTGTGGTTTATGGTTTCAACGATCCGGGTGGAAGCTATGTGCATGGTGTGAGCACAATTCCGCTGAATGGCTCCATAACGCCAGCGCAGAGTGTGGCGACGCAGGTGGCGCTCTCGACCTCCAACGCCGTCGCGCCAGGTTCTGGCTGGCAGACGGCGTCGGTCATCTACTCGAACTCGCTGTGGGCGATTTACTACACAACGCCGGCAACCGCTGGAAATTACTATGTGTGGGTGCAGACCGCAGCCGGTACTGCCTCTGCTGTCAGTAGCTTCACTGTTACGGTGACTTAAGCCATGGCCATGTTGTTCAACATTCCTGGTTCTCCGCTGGCGACAGGGCGGGGCATGCGCGTGCTGGCGGGGCCGCTGTTTGCTGGGAACGCGCCGCCCGCAGGGTTGTTCACCGGGCCATACCCGTCGGCGATTAGTGGGATATCGGGCTGGTGGGATGCCGGGTTGCCGAATGGGTTGCTGGATGCGGGCGGGGCCACGTTGCTTGTGAGCAACGGTGTTGTTGGGGCGGTGAAGGATAAAACTGGTAACGGCAATAATTTGATGCCGTATCATATTGCCGCTGATACCACACCTGCCGCGACCATCGCGGCGCCTCGGGTAAACGGGTATCTGGGCGCGGTGGGGGCGCCGGATGCGGCCATCGTGAATTATGGGCCGAGCCTGGACCCGGATTGGGGGCTGGTGCATCCGGCGCTGGAGTTGGGTGCGGGGGTTGCTTGGACGCGCTACTTCGTGTGGACGCGGCCGAACTGGCGGCAGGGGACCTATTACGTCAATAACCAGCCTATTCCATTGCTTCACACCACCGCCGGGGCGGGATTGACGATCTTGCAGGCGGACAGCGTCGAGGGGACGAACCTCACGTTGTTTCCCGGCACGGCGAGTCAGACCGTGCTCTCCGCCACGCTGGCGCGGCGGCACAGTCATGCGGTAATTCTGCGCAACACGCCAGGCAGTGGCGTGGATGTGTGGCTGGATGGCGTGCAGGTGGCCTCTGGAGTGGTTAATCCGCTGGCGGCGAGCGCCAGTGGGCAGGTGCTGTTTTTGCATGATGGCAGCATCCAGGGGTCGGCGCAGTGCTGGTTCCATGAAGCAGCTTCGTGGGAGCGCGCACTTAGTGCGGGTGAGATTGGCACGCTGATCTCGGCACAAGCGCGCTGGGCGCTGGGGACGCGCCGGGGCGTGAACCTGTTGGTGATGGGCCAGTCTAATGCGGCGTGGTTCATTGGCGCAGGCGGGCCATTGGCGCTGGCGCAGGGGGTGGCCTGGTATCTTGGCGCCGCGGCCTATGGCTATACGGCGGCGGCCTCGGGCTCGTATATCTCGCCGGACCGGTACTCGGTGATTCCGGGGCATCCGATCTCCAATTCCTCGTCGCCATTGTTTCCACCGGGAGCCTCGAATGGCACGTTTCTGACCAATCCGGGGGATGGATCTGACCCGTCTAGTTGGGCGGCGGGGCCGGATTTTGAGGCGTTGACCGCTTATCTGACCGGCGGCAATGCAGTGGTGAGCGCGGTGGATGAGAATGACATCGCGTTGCTTGTCTGGCCGTGGTCGGAGCAGGACAGCACCATGCCGTATGCTAACAAGGCGTTATATAATGGCAGTGTGTTGCGTCTGTTGGGGATGACGCGCAGCCTGCTTGGGCGGACGGCGGCGACGCTGCCGTTGTTGGTCTGGAATGCGATCCCGTACGAGACCAATGACGGTGTGCAGATGGTGCGTGAGGTGATCGCGGATCTGGCTGCGGATGCCAGCAACAATGTTGTGGTGTTTGCGGCGCAGACGGCGGATTCGAATCCGCTGAACGCGGCGTATGACCCTACGACCGGTGTATTCTCAGGTGGTGATCCGCAACATCGGGATGAACCTGATCTGCTGCGCTACGGTCGGATCGGTGTGCATGCGGCAGGGCGGGCCGCGCTGGCGATGGGGTTGAGCGATACCATTCCGGCGGCGCAAGTGCCGGCCACTGGTTTGCCGGTGGGCGGTGGACCGAGGATCACGCATGTGTATCGCGCTTCCGATACGCGGCTGATCCTGACGATCCAGCATGATGGAGGAAATGATCTGCTGGTGCCGTTGCAGGCAACGAATGGCGTGGGCTTTGCCGTGATGGATGGCGGTTCGGTGGCGGTGCCGGGGACGATCATTACCGCCACGGCGGCGGCTAGAGTCGATGCGACGCATCTGGCCGTGACATTGGCGGCGCCGGTTACCAATCCGTCTGCCGAAGTGTTGCTCTTCTACCCGTATGGCAGCGCGCAGATTGGGCGCGGCAATGCAGTGACCGACAATGCAGCGAGCCAGACGCTGCCCGCGAATTGGAACATTGGCAATGATCTGGGGGCGGCCTGGACTGTCAATTTTCCGCTCCAAGCCACGACCTATCCTATCACGCTGTCTGATACGCCAGACTGAGGAGCCAATATGGATACAGCAGACACTGTCGCCCTGCTGCGGACAGACATTGCCGGGCTGCGCAACGATATAAGCGGTATAAGACAGGATATCGGAATCCTGGAAGCCAAGGCGGATGCGGTCGAGGCATGGAGGATAAGGTATCTGGCGCAGGAAGACCAGGTCGTTGGAAAGTTGTTTACGAAAGTCGATGAGCTGATGGCTGGATTGAATGATATGCGGGCGGATCTGGCGCGCATACGTGGTGAGCGCGATGCGGAACGGCGAATCAGCGTGATGATCATCAGCCTGCTCTCCGCCGTGTGCGGTGGGCTCTGCGCGAGGATATTCCATGGATAATTTTGCCAAGTGCTTCGCCTTTACCCTGGGGGCAGAGGGGGGATACACGGATAATTCCGCCGACCCCGGCAACTGGACCGGTGGTGCTGTGGGACATGGGGAGTTGCGTGGCACCAAATTCGGGATCAGTGCGGCGGCATATCCCGATCTGGATATCAGCAAACTTTCAGAGACCGATGCGCAGGCCATCTACCGGCGAGATTTTTACGCGCCGCTGCATGGCGATGAGCTGGTGTTGCCGGTGGCGATGGTGGCATTCGATGCGGCAGTGAATGCCGGGTTGCGGCGCTCGGTGTGCTGGTTGCAGCAGGCTGCCGGACTTGTGGCCGATGGCGTGCTTGGGCCGAAGACACTTTCCGCTTTCAACAAAACTGATGCATTGGCTTTGGCGCGTGAAGCTCTGGCGCGGCGGATTGATTTTTACAGTCGATTGCCAGGGTGGGGGAATTTCGGACTGGGCTGGACGCGCAGGGTGATCGCCCTTGCGGGTGAAATTCTTCATTGATGAGATATGGATGAATTCAATCAAGGTGTTTTTGCAGTCGCCGACCAACAGGACAGGGTTCGCGATTTGGCTGGGGACCGCTGTGACGGCGGTGCTACAGTATTTCGTACTCAAGCAGACGCTGCCGTCCGAGGATTTGCTCGGGATTATTCTGGGTTTTGTGAAAATTCTCGAGCCGGAGACGACGGTGACCGTGGCGCAGCTGGAGACGGCGATCGGGGATGTCGCGCAACTGATCAAGACGAGTAATCCGGCCGAAATCGAAACGGTTGTGGCGGATATGGGTCTGATCGCGGCCGAAGTAGCCAAAGGCAACGGTTGA